AGTATTCTTAAAAAGATTTTGGCAGATTTATATGACCAAAGAAAAGACTACAAGAAAACTTCTTATGCATATTATGAAAAAGCGCATGAAATCGAAAAAAAATTTAACCTCTAAATCTAACAAAATTCTGCAGCGCAAAGATATATAATCTAATAGCAGCGCTGCTATATTTTACTAGGTTATTTAAAGAGGTTGAATCAGGTCGGAAAGACCTTTTTTGGTCTAAAGGACCTTTTTATTAAAAACTTTAAAACTATTAAAAAACAAAATATAGCAAATGTCATTATTTACTGAAAGAATCGCCTTTAAACCATTCGAATATCCAGAATACTATACGGAAGGATGGTTAAAACAAGCTCAAGCCTTTTGGCTACACACTGAAATCTCAATGCAAGGTGATGTTAAAGATTGGAATGAAAGGTTAACACCATCTGAGAAAAACTTAGTTGGTAACATCTTACTTGGGTTTGCTCAAACTGAATGTGCAGTTTCTGATTATTGGACTAACATGGTTACTGATTGGTTTCCGAAACATGAAATCAAACAGATGGCTATGATGTTCGGTTCTCAAGAAACAATTCACGCTACGGCTTATTCATATCTAAATGAGACATTAGGGTTAGAGGACTTTTCAGCATTTCTGCACGAACCTGCAGTTGCTGAGAAGTTTGAACTCCTAACTTCAACTACTGCTGAGTGGAAACACGAAGATTTGGCAACAAATTCAAAGGCAAGACAAGAAGTAGGTAGAAGTTTGGCTATCTTCTCGGCATTCGCTGAAGGAGTTAGTTTATATTCTTCATTTGCGGTACTCTACTCATTCCAAATGAGAAATCTACTAAAAGGTATCGGACAACAAATGAAATGGAGTGTAAGAGATGAATCTCTTCATTCAAAAATGGGATGTCAATTATTCAGACATATGTGTGAGGAATATCCCGAATTATTAAAAGAGTGTAAAGAATCTATCGAAGAGGCGGCAAAACTTATTGTACAACTCGAAACAAATTTTATCGATATGATATTTGAACAAGGTGATTTAGAAAACCTTCAAAAAGATGATTTGAAAGAATTTATTAAAGATAGAACAAATACAAAATTAAAAGAATTAGGATATGAACCACTTTTTGAATTCGATAAAAAGAAGGCAGAAAAATTAGAATGGTTCTATCATCTTACTGGTGGTCTCACTCACACAGATTTCTTTGCTATTAGACCTACTGATTATTCTAAGGCAAATGAGGGTGAGGATTGGGACGATTTATTTTAAATAAAATATTATGGCTAAAACAAACTATGGCGAAGAGCTAGGGTGGGAACTTGATGTTGACTTTCCCTCATGGGCAAATACTGAAATATATGTAAAAACTATATCTAAAGGATATTTGTTACCTGGTGAAAAGCCCAAAGATGCTTATTGGAGGGTTGCAACAAGAGTAGCTCAAAGATTGAACAAACCACAAATGGCAACAAAGTTTTTTGATTACATTTGGAAAGGTTGGTTAAATCTTGCAACACCAGTTCTTTCAAATACCGGTACTGATAGAGGATTACCTATATCTTGTTTTGGTATTGATGTTGCCGATTCCATTTATGATATCGGAAATAAGAATTTAGAACTTATGTTACTTGCAAAACATGGTGGTGGTGTTGGTATTGGAATTAATCAAATCAGACCAGCAGGTTCTACAATTACAGGTAATGGAACATCTGATGGTGTTGTACCATTTGCAAAGATATATGATTCTACAATCCTTGCTACAAACCAAGGTTCAGTAAGAAGAGGAGCTGCTTCAGTAAACCTTAATATTGAACATGGTGATTTTGAAGAGTGGTTAGAAATCAGAGAACCAAAAGGAGATGTAAATAGACAATCACTAAATCTACACCAATGTGCAGTTGTTGGTGATAAGTTTATGAGAAAACTTCAAGATGGAGAACCAGATGCAAGAAGAAAGTGGGGAAAATTACTACAAAAAAGAAAAGCAACTGGTGAACCTTATATTATGTTTAAAGGTAATATCAATAAAGCTAATCCTGAAATGTACAAAAAGAATGGATTAAAAGTTCATATGACAAACATATGTTCCGAAATTACTTTACATACAGATGAGAATCACTCATTTGTTTGTTGTTTATCATCAGTAAATCTTGCTAAATACAATGAGTGGAGAGATACTGATTTAGTTTATACAGCAACTTGGTTCTTAGATGGAGTACTTTCTGAATTTATTCAAAAAGCAAAAAACATGAGAGGATTCGAAAATTCTGTTGCATCTGCTGAAAAAGGTAGAGCATTAGGATTAGGGGTTTTAGGATGGCACACTTACCTACAACAAAATGGTATTCCATTTGAAGGTATGGAAGCTCAATTTGAAACTCGTAAGATTTTTTCTCAGTTAAAGATTGAATCAGAAAGAGCATCAAGAGATTTAGCATCAGAATATGGTGAACCTCTATGGTGTAGAGAAAGTGGATTTAGAAATACTCACTTAAGAGCAGTTGCTCCAACAGTAAGTAATTCTAAATTAGCTGGAAATGTATCTGCTGGTATCGAACCTTGGGCGGCGAATGTATTCACCGAACAAACTTCAAAAGGAACTTTCATTAGAAAGAACAATGAGTTAGTAAAGGTTTTAAGAAAAGCGGGTGTTAATAATAAAGATACTTGGGATAAGATTCTCGAAGATGGTGGTTCGGTACAAGATATCAAAGAACTTGATAAGTGGTGTTACTTAGATGGTAAAATGGTACTTTGTGAAGAAATCACTAATGGTGATAGAGAAAAAGTTTATCCTGTAAAAGATGTTTTTAGAACCTTCAAAGAAATCAATCAAATGGATTTGGTTAAACAGGCTGGTGTAAGACAACAGTATATTGACCAAGGAGTTTCATTAAATCTTGCATTCCCATCCATTGCATCACCAAAATGGATTAACCAAGTAACATTAGAAGCTTGGAAACAAGGAATCAAAACTTTATATTATATGAGAACCGAATCAGTTCTAAGAGGTGATATAGCAACAAGAGCGGTTGACCCTGATTGTGTTGCTTGTGATGGTTAATAATTAATAGGAAAAATTAAAATGGTAGAAGTTAAAAAATTTTATGCAGACTGGTGTGGGCCTTGTAAGGTTTTATCACCACTAATGGAAAATGTTAAATCAAAATTTGCAAGTGTTAAATTCGAAAATGTAGATATTGATTCACAATTCGAAATAGCTCAAAAGTACTATGTAAGGTCAGTACCAACAGTTATTATAGAAAAAGATGGACAAGAAGTCCAAAGATTTGTAGGAGTACAATCTGAAATGGCGTACATAAACGCTCTAAATGAAAATTTATCGTAATTTATTTGGAATTATCGATTTTTTTTCGTATATTTGTAAAACAAATTTAATTATATGGCAGCAAGTATAAAAGTGTATATGAAGGACGAAGAGGTAGATAAACCGATAGTTGGTATCCCTCGAGTCCCTAAAAATTTAAGTAAACAACTATCAAGTCAAGACGGTTCTACGAAAGTTTATTTTGTAGATAAAAACTATGGATTAGCAAATGGTTTGAAAGCCGCAATGAATTTCTCAATAACACATCCAATGTTTCCAACTATGTGTGAAATAAAATGTGAAATTGAGAGAGTAGATTAAATTAAAAGTAAAACATAAAATTAGTTAATATGAATCGTTACAACGAAGTTCAGCTCGAAGAGAACTATAATAAGTTTATCGAGGCACTTAAAAAATCGTTTGATGGAGAACGATTGGAAAAATTACTCCATATGTACTCAATGGAAGAGTTAGGGCCAAACCTAATGTTATCTCCAGCGAGTGGAAATGTAAACTACCACAATGCTTACGAAGGTGGTTATATCGACCATGTTATGAATGTGGCGAGAAACTCACTTCGTATGATGAAACTCTACAAAGAAGCTGGTGGTATCGTAGATTTTACCCAAGAAGAATTATTATTTTCAGCATTTCACCACGATTTAGGTAAATTAGGTGAGAAGGGAAATATGGCATACAAAACACAAGAATCTGAGTGGCATAGAAAAAACAGAGGTGAGGTTTATACATGGAATGATGAAATCAGTTACATGACTCACACCGATAGAACTTTTTATCTACTATCACAATATGATTTGAAATACTCAGAAAAAGAATTCTTTGGTATCAAACTAACTGATGGTATCTATGATGAGGATAATATGAAATATCTTAAAACATATGATATCAAAAAAGCACAAAGAAGTAACATTGGTCATGTACTACATTTTGCAGACCACATGAGTACTTTAATCGAAAGAGACGAAGCAAGTAAACCATTTTAATGAACATAGAAGAACTTTGGTTTTTTAGTAATAGACTGAGAGGTGAATCTCACCCTCGTTCAAAACTCACAGCAGAACAAGTTGTACAAATACGAGAATTGTATAAACAAGGTTTCTCTACAAATGTTATTGCTAGAAACTTCAAAGTGAGTAAATGGAATATTGAAGAGATTGTTAAACGAAAAACTTGGACACATATATGATTACCAAAACTCAAGCTTTATCTTGGAAAGATGAAAAAGATAGAAAAGTTATTACATCTTTTTTAAATGAACAAGGAATTTCAGTACAAGATGGTGGTGAATATAGTGTTGATTTGGAAGGAACTGATGGTAATTATTATGAAATAGAAAATGTTTCATATCATGCACCAACAAAGTTTTTGAAAGAAGGTAGGTTTAGAATACCTTATAGAAAAGCTCATTATTGGAATGGAAAAGATAGTTATGAAAATGTTCATTACTTTCAGTTTTCCAATAAATCACATGATGAGTTTTTATGTTACCCATCCTCTTTGATAAAAAAATATGTAAATAATGTAGTTGAACTAACACATTTAAAATATAAAGGATGGGATTTAAAACAAAGAAAATTTATATCTATTCCATTTGATGAAGGTAAGGATGCTATTCGTAGATATGTAAAAAAAGATAATAAATTTGAAAGAGTTACAATTTTTTGATTTTAAATCAGTAGGTGAATCATCAATTAAATTACCTAAACCCATTGTAAAAGAACATGATGGTATTAAAGTAGTTAGAGATGATTTATTAGATGGTGGAACTAAGAGAAGAGCATTCAATGTATTTGTTGAATCTTTTCCTGATGTTCAAGAATGGGTTTATGCCTCACCAAGAGAAGGATATGCACAATTATCATTAGCATAT